GTCCAAGGCCATAATATTAAAACAGACTCATATATTTCACCTGATGCGACATATACAACAAGTCAGAATACAGGAAACGGAGCAGTTAATTTTAAATGGGTAACTCCAGAATTAACAAGCAAGCCTCAGTGGAGCATAGTGACAGAAGGCTCAGACTTTTCTCTCGTAGAGAACTTCCTCGCTCCAGGATTGGATGCTGTATCGGTAATAAATCGAACTCAAACCATAGAAACCCAAAGCACCTCCTTAAGTATCTTTTCCCAATAGGTTTACTTTTTACAAGTCCTATTTATGCTAGTAATACAATAAGTTCGCCTTCCGCTTCATCATCTGGAACGGTTATCAATAATGGCTATCAAACTATAAATGGAAACTTCCCTACTCATAGATTTTCAAATGGAATACAATGCCAACTTCCCACTTTGGCTATCACTCCCTTTGTCACTAAAGGAGAAAATTTTTCCCTTCCAAGAAGTACAGTCTCTCGAACCAATATTTATGACACTGCAAAAGACAGTGATACAGGCCAGTTGCTTAATCCTGGGCACATTTTATATGTTGCAGAACAGGAACGATTAGACCAGACAGTATATAACCTAAATTATGGAATTACTGCCAGTTTTCAAATACCTCTAGGCAAAAACTTTAACAAGGAATGTTTACAAGCAGCCCAAACATATAGGAAATATCAGGAGTTTATGCTTGATGCTAAGAAACTTGAGGTCAATCTCAACCGTCTTAAAATATGTGCCGAACAACTGAAACTTGGTGTTAAGTATGTAGGAGAAGATGCTGTCAGTTGTAGAAATGTTGTACTGACCACCGTTCCAAATCAAGTTATCCCGCATACTCACAAATTAAAATAGACAAGCTACGGGTATCCACTTGTCTAAAAAAGCAACTGGCGACTAGGCTTGAATCCTAACGTCTTCTCATTATGGAGCGACCCATAAGACAGATGCTTAATATCATTCTACACCTTTTTTCTTTTTTGTAAGTTTTTTTATAATATTTTTTACTAAGGGTTTGACAAGATTAAGCAGTAATGGAGTAGTGGCAGCAACGCTAGCAATGAGAGCAG